AAAGGCGGTATACAAGACCTTGAGAAAGTTATTCACTACGCTCAAAAACTTATTGAAGTAGAAACAATTAGAAAATTAAAAGAGGATCACGATGGAATACAAAGAACTTAGACAGATTGATGTCTCAAAATACACGGAGAAGAAAAATGGTCTTACCTATTTATCTTGGGCATGGGCAGTCGACCAGCTATTACTTGCTGATCCAAAGGCGCATTGGTTTTATCCGGAGTACCAACGCTGGGGCAATGGGACAGTCATGGTCTTTTGTACCGTTGTCGCAAATGATATTGCTAGAACGGCGCAACTTCCCGTTATGGACTACCGCAATAAAGCGATTTCGGAACCCGATGCGTTCGCAATTAACACGGCAATGCAAAGATGCCTCGCCAAGGCGATAGCACTGCATGGGCTGGGCTTATATATATACAACGGTGAAGACGTCCCCCCTGACCTTGGGGCTGATGTCACAGCAGACGTGGCTGCTAAACAAGCGCTAAAAGTTGCTGCACCATCCAAAAAAGAAAAGTTCTTTGACGACTCAGACCCTTGGGAAATCAAAGTAGATACATCAAACGGGGAATGGCCTACCTCGCTCCAACAGGCCGTAAATATGTTGATTGGTCTTGCTCAGAAAGCTGAGGATGTAAATAACATCTACAAGGTAAATCAGAAGATCTTTGAAGAACTCAAAGAGAAAGACCAAAAGATATATGATGCTATTTTTGCTTTATTTAAAACAACGAAGAATGAATTGAAAGGTAAGTGATGACACAAGAATATCCAAACACAGGCGGTTTATGGAGAACCAAAGAAAAGAAGTATGACAAGTCTCCTGATATGTGGGGTGAGTTAAAGATAGACCGTGATTACTTACGTCAATTACTGGATGAATCTAATGGTTTAGTTACTATCAAGATTGATGCATGGAAAAAGGAAAGCGCTACTGGTAACTCCTATTTATCCATCAAGGTCAATACATGGAAACCGGACGGAGCTAAAGCTAAATCAGAAGAGCGGATGCCGTTTGACGATTAAGGATGAGTATGACAACGATCCAATTTGAAAGCATTAAGACGGGTCTTAAACAGTCTAAGGATGGCTATATGCTGTCCTTGGCTGTACACCCTGACGAACTCCCAGAAGAACTGATGAGGGACTTTGTAGGCGCTCGTTACATGGTGGTTATGGTTCGCATTGGAGACGATGAGCAGCCTTTAGACCGAGAGATAGTAAAGAAACACCACCCAGCAGTAGCTATGGCTGGAATGCTATGCCGGGACAAGTTGTTTTGGGAATACATTGATATGCGCTGTAACGAAAATGTAATGACCGAAGCAGAGTGTTCTGAATGGCTTAAGTGCCATTTTGAGATTGACTCAAGGGCAGAGCTTAAAAGTAACGAGAAAGCCCGTGAAGCATTTTTGCAATTTAAGGAAGAGTACGAAGAATGGAAAAAGTAGAAAGAAAGATGATTCCTTATAGTGTTTATCTTCCTAAGGAGCATCACGCAAGGTTAACTAAGCTGGCTAAGGAGCGTAAAGCTTCAGCGCTGATTAGGGATGCTATCTGCGTACTGCTTGATGGTGGGGATCAGTACAAGGCGGGGTATAACCAAGGCTTGAGGGATGCCGCAAAGTCTGTAACCAAGGTAAATATTTTTAAAGAAATTGCTTATAAAGGAAAATACATTGATACTCTAGTTACTGAAATCATTGAGCAACTGGAGATGAGTTAATGTTTTTATCTTTGCAACCTAATGACCGTAATATAAGAGACTTAATTGAGATGATTGGCGATTTATTGATAGAGCATCAAGCTATGAATGCTGACGTTTTAAGTGCCGTCCTTTATATTGCGGTCAATGTTTGTGATGATATGGAAATGAGTAAGCAATTATTTTTAATTAATTGTGACAACATGTACGACTCACAATCTCGATTTGCCCAAGTAGAGGAAGGAACCATAATTCAATGAATGAGAATGATTTAAGAGATTGCTTTGCAATGTTTGCTTTGTGCGGAATATTGTCATGTGATTATTCGGTGGATGAGCCTCCTGCAACTTTGGCTTATAAATACGCCGATGAAATGTTAGAAGCCCGTAGACCAAGAGAAGATGGAATTGTAGCGATTAAGAAAACCCGTAAAAAATAACTTAGGAGAAGTCATGACCAGCTTTACCACTGAAGACCGTTTAAGCGCTGAAAAAGAACCGATTCCATTTGCTGGGTGGATTTACAGTACCACCGGGCATTCTTTGGAATCAACGATTGAAGTGTTGCGAGATCAGATTCATGCAATGAACTCAGAAATCAATCGTTTAAATACTTATGTTCGTGAGCTAGAAACTAAGGTCTTTGGAGGGGTTACAAAATGATTGGTCTACTTACGGCTTTCTTTTTATATACTGCTGAAGCGCATTGGATTTGGTGGGTATTGTGGGCGCTATTATCTATTGGTGAAGCTATAAAATTCGTGAGGAACTCATGACTTGGAACCTACGTTTAGTTGATAGATCGGATGAATCAGATGAACCATATATTGAAATATGTGAAGTTTATTATGACCAGTTGGGAAAGCCCCTTGGTTACTCTAATGCTACGATGGGCGGAGAGAGCAGAGAAGAAATTAAGCAGTATTTATTATGGGCATTAGAAGCCTTAGATAAAACCGTATTAAACTTTAAGGACAAACATGGAAATCACAGTAAAAATTATTAAAGAGAACAAGGATGGTTCGGCTGATGCTGAAGTTAACTTCGATCAAGAAGGCTGGGAAACACTTGTCCAATGGGGCTTAGTTGCCATGATTAAAGAAGGAATTAACACTTATGCTACGGACGAACAAAGGGCAAAGCTTGTTCCTGTAATTAAAAAGAAGAAGAAAAAGAAAGAAGTAGAGCTTGACATGGACGGGAGATGCTAATGAGAGATGGCGGGAAAGGCGATACACAGCGCCCGTTAAAAGTTCCTATGGAAAAGTTTGATAATAATTGGGATACTATATTCAAGAAACCTAAACCAGAAGAGAAGCCACAAGATGAACGTAAACAAGGATGAAACCCATATGACCCAAAGAGAGGTCGCAGAAGCCCTAGGAATGAATAGGGGCTTAGTTCATTACATTGAGAAGGTAGCCATAGCCAAGGTCAAAAAAGAGCTTAAAAAGCGCAATATTGACGCCAAACTGTTATTTAAGGATACCAAGTGAGCGGTTGGCTTATTATCCTAACAGGATTAATTTATGCGTATATTGGTATTGAGCAAGGATTTAAAGGCAATATGCCTATGGCTATTTGCTACGGCTGTTATGCTGGCGCTAATGTGGGTCTGTACATGATGGCAAAATAAGGTAAAATGGTGCAATGCAACATAACTTAAAGGAGATTGCTATGTACGATTACACCAAAGCTACTAAACAATACCAAGAATTATTCGATAAGATTCAACAAGTTAACGAATTTTGGACTAATTCTATTATTTCTAGTATTAAAGAGTTTTTTAAGTTTTAGTCCAAACTGTTGGGTGGTCTTTTGCCAGTGAGTATACTTTGACTGGTTCGCCGGAATAAAGGTCTGACTGGCAAGCTGCCCAACATGCTTCTTCAGCTGTGTGTCCCAAGGACATTACTGCTAGGGCTGCTGCAGTACCGCTTCCAATAGCGTCTACGTCTGTATGCTCCCAGAACTCCAAGTCTTTCCCAGATACAAACAAACCATCATTAGACAGCAACATAAAGTCGGCGTCATTCTCAATCTTGATGACGGGTGGCTTACCCTTCTTGCCGTCTTTGAACCATTCTACGACCTTCTGAACGCTCATCATATCGCCCGCTCCAGCTAACCAGCCTTGAGGGACTTTGAATACTTTAGGTAAATTAAAAGCCTTGGTATCAGAATCATCATCTGAAGTCTGGCTATCCGAGACTAGTAGCTTTCTTTTAGCATCACCGATAATCGTTGTCATATCTTCAGGATCTCCCCACGGAACTCAACCTCATCTTCTCCGCATACCATAATCAGTTCTGGCATGAGCATACGGCCTTGGTCAAAAGATAACATGACGAAGCCGGAACGCCAGTCTTTAGGACTATCCTCGCAATACTCAAAGGTGCTAGACATAGGATCGGCTAAACAACCGCTTTGAACGCCCCAATAGGTTCCTTGGTAATTCGAAATAGGAGAGGCACAGAGGACGTGCGTATGCCCAGTGACTATGTTGGTATTCCCAGCTGCAATTAAGTTGCTGTAGCCCGCTGTACGGCCTCCCTTGAGCCTATGTTTAACGATAGTCTCCTCGCCAATCCAAAAGCTCCAGCAGGTCTCCCAATTAGGAAAGTGATACTTTAGGGAAAAGCCATCTACGCCAGAGTATTCAGGAACCTTATTAACTAGCCATGACTCATAGCGCATATCGTGATTACCGAGCGTCCAAATAAGTCTGCAACCTGCTGGGCGTACCTTTTCAATTTCGTTTAAGTGCCAGCGACAGGCTTCTAATTCTTCTAATACTGTAGGCTTGGCATCGTAATTAATTGAAGGGAATCGGGATAATACTTGTCCATCAAAAGCGTCCCCGTTGCAGATAATAACTTGGGGCTTGAAATGTTTAATGAATTTGATGAGTGCTTTAAAAGCGGTGGTGGTTTCGTCTGTGAAGTGGGCGTCTGAAAAAATAATGACCCGTTTTACTTTATCTATTTCAATGCCTCTGCGGACATTGTGTGCTGCAAGATCTACTTTTTTAGAAGGCTTCTTTTGATCTCGTTGTGAGTTATGCGTAGGTAATTCTATGCCATACCGTATTTCTAAATTTCGGCGTCTTGCTAAAGTGCTTCTCGGATTTATTCCAAGCTTTTGACCAACTAAAGTAGGACTACCAAGTTCTTTCCAAACTTTGATAAACTCCTGATCCGATGCAGATGTATACTTCATAATCCTCCCAAGATATTAAATCGTATACTAGGTTAGTGACATATAACATACAACTCGCTGAATACTATCATAAAAATGTTAAGAAATAGGAAACTTTTAGATGTTCTACGAAAATCCCCATGCCAGCACTGTGGTCGCTCTGACGGCACAGTTGTGGCAGCCCATGCAAACTTGCTCAGATTGGGAAAAGGAAAGGGAATTAAGTGTCCCGATTTTTACACAGCTGCCTTATGCTTCACCTGCCATTCCGAACTCGATCAAGGAAAGAATCTATCCAAAGCCCAGAGGGAGGAGATGTGGATAGAAGCCTACCTTAAGACTATAGCTTGGCTATGGGAGAACGAGATCTTAACGGTTAATGCCCGCTGATTCGGCTACCTTATAGCCTTGACGGGCTACCTTATCTAAGTTCTGTTCTAATTGATTAATGCGGTCTCTACGCTCATCTGGAGACATCCGTTGATTGTTTTGAACCATATTAATCTGAGCATGAATGTTAGTCATCTGGGTCTGAATTTTGCGCAGTATAGGAGCTACTTGAATTAGTTTCTTCTGTTGCTCATCTTCTAACAAACTCTTGGCCTCCGCACCCTGACCGGTCTTTCTCAAAGTATTGAACTCGGTATACAGTTCGCTAGCTTTATGATCTAAATCATAAAAGTCGGCAACGGCTTTAGATGAGTTTGGATTGGTCATAAATGCTTTGAATCCGGGCAACTCTTCAATGTTTTTAGATGGCTCAGTCTTGCCTTCGGCTTGCAATAATGCGGCGCTAGCCATGCTGTTAGAGAATGTTCCCAACTCAGCAGTGTATGCTTGAATTAAATAATCAATCTTAGCTGGAGAAAGGGTAACCTTATCTAAACCAAGTCCGCTTAAGAACTTAGCCATCTCGCTGGCATGGTCACCACGGAATGCTACGGGTTTACCCTGATCGCTCATACCTTCGATTGGACGACCTGTAAAGTTGGAGTAGTTAGACTGAACCTCGATAATTGGTCTAATTGCTTGTGGCAAGAAGTGATAAGGAGACAAGCCACCGCCGGGGATGTTGTTAATCAATCCATTCTTATACGATGCCAATACCTCTTTACCTGTACTGGTCCCTTGCATATAACGAACGCTAGCCTCTGGGATAGACTTGAATAGATAACCTACCTCAAATGGGATAGGAATCTTAATGAAGCTATGTGGAACTAATGGGTTAGGAATGAGCCAGTTGTTATCTTTAACAACGTCAGCTAACTTGTCGTAATCGTCATCTCCAGC